TTAGTATTCGATGGCATAACATTTTCCAATGGAACATAACCAAACTCATCAATCAAATCTTGTAGTGAGTATTTAAATTTATGCCAGCCAAACAAACATAGTATTCTTTTCATAAAACAAAGATAATAATTATTTTATTAATTACAAATATATGAAAAAATTTATTATCTTTGTAATCTAAATAAAAAAAAATGAAATTATTTATTTGTTTATTATTATTTTGTGGTTTATTAATACCATATTCAAATATTCCAACTGAGGGGTTATCAGTATTAAATCATTATGTTTTCGGTGATGGTTCTGATTTGATTTTGAAATCAAATTATTTACCAAATTCGCCTGTAATTAAGAGTAATCTTAAAAAGATGAAAGTTGGGGAAGTTAGAATAATAACTTTTGAACAAAAAGAAGATTGGAGATTATCATACGTACTTAATCCGTTTCGATTAAAGAAAACAAAAAATGGTTTTGAAATTTATCAATACATAAAGTTTGATACAAGCGGAAAAGTTTTTACCTATGTAAAGACCCCTATTGGTACAATAAAAATATACGATAATTGGGTACACATTAAAAAATGTAAACCATTTATTGTTAGATATTACTATAACAAATTATTACGCTAAGTTTTTAGGGATTTGAAGTGAAACGGGAATTCCTTCGTAACCAAATTTTTGGTAATATGATGATAATTCTTCAAGTCCTTGTACATAATTTCCATTCCAAAGTTTTAAAACAGCATTTTTTACGGTTGAAGGTGTTTTTTCAAGGGTATAATTTTCAGGATGATTTTTATAATTATTAAAATCATAAATGTCGGTAACACTATAATAATTTCCCATATCCTTTACTTGAGCATTACCCAAAACATATCCAATTGCTTTTTGCATATCAGGTTTTATTTGAGATTCTTTTCCGGATTTAACATTTGAAAAATTAATTGCGGAACTAAAATCAACATTTTTTGATTGATTTCCCACTTTAGAATTTTTAATAAAATTTAATATTGCTGTTAACTCTTCGGATGTAAAATCGTTTGTTGTTATTGGAGATGTTCTAGTTCTTAAAAAATCTGTATAAATTCTAATATGAGGTGGAATCAGACTATCTTTTTTTACTGGCACAATTCCTTTTGTAAATTGTTTCATTTTTTCTAAAACATTTTGTCCCATTTGTCGGCTAATCTCAGACTTAGCGACAATAGGACTATTTGTATCTACTTTAGAAGTACCCAAAGAAGTATCAATTTTACTTTTTTGAATTGGTGCTTTGGGGTTTAAATTTGTTGGTAATTTCTTAGTTGTTGCAGGAGTTGTAGTTTTTGTTGCCAACGGTTTTCCTGAAGTTAAAGATTGAACTCCCAACGATTTTGCGGTTATTGGTCCAACAATACCCGTTTGCTTAATACCATTATCTTTTTGATATTTAATAATAGCATTTTTCGTATTAGGTCCTAAAATTCCATCAGCACCCTTCATACCAACATTATATCCCTTTTTAAGTAATGCTCGTTGTATCAATTCAACTCCGTTTGGCATTGTCATAAAATTCGGTATTTCATAACTAGGCTTGTTTGTAACCTTGGCATTGGCCAATTGTTCATTAATAACTCGTTTAACAATTCTTGTTAAATCAGATTCTGTTAATCTTATAATTTTTGACATAATAATTTTCTTATAATATAAATATCACATAAATTACAATTATTTCGACCATTTTTTATGATGACAACACGAAGGGGGGATATTAGAACCGACCGAAGGTCGGAAACGGCGGGTCGGAAAAAAAGGGGGCGGGGGGATTTCAACGACCGAAGGGAGTTTCCGGCGGTATTCTCATACCCCCATATAACAAAAAACCCCGCCTGTATCAGAGGAGGGGTTAATCATATTATTTTTCTTTATTTTCTCGTAACCATTTAAGAAATTCTGATGCTCGTTCAGTAATTGCCTGTACCGTATTATAATTAGTGGATTTTACCGCCAAGGATAATGCCAATTGTTCGTCCGTTAAATTCTGTGTATTAATTTCGTTCATATGATTTATTTTTTTCAAAGATAAGAATTTATAATAAAATTACCAAATTTATTTTTTAATCAATTTATCCATTACCGATGGAACCATTTCCTTATACAAAGAAATCTTTTTTTTATGAAGTTCAATCATCTCACGAATATTTTCAACAAGTCTATTAACCTTATCATATTCATCGGGGGTTAATAAAAATATCTCACGAGGTTTAACATACCTGTCATTATGAGATAATGGTTTAACCAATTCATTTAATCCAAAATCTTTTCCTTCATCACTAATATAATAATAGGGGGTTAAACCTTCGGACTTATATCTAACAAAATCAACTGATTTAATATCCCCATCCAATAAACGTCTTTCTTTACTCATTTTCTTTACTTTTTAATTTTAAAATTGATAACTAACCAAATTAGTACGAGTGTTGGAATACCTGCCCACCATACCCATTCATACTCATTAAACTCTACCCCACCTACCTTTTGTATTAAGTATGAAAGTGCAGGTATCATCCATATGTTAAGTGATAGTATTGGACTTGCAAAATCTTTTTTAATTATTTTCATTTAGTATCTCCTCCATATGTTTCGTTGTAGTATTTTTCTGCTGTTTCGTATGGCTTATCTCTAAAATGCCACGATTGATTATAGGTGTAGATGATTTTCTGCTTCTCTATTTCTTTAAATTGTTCAAGCAATTCTTGTATGTCATCACCATTACCCTTTAACAATCCTTTTTCATAAAGTGCTATTGCAAATTGCTCTACTGCTGTTTTTCCCATTTTGTTTGTTGTTTAAAGTTTTTCTATTTCTTCTCTAACTTCTGTCCAATATTTTAAATTAAGTTCGTAATAATAACCGTCAAATTTGCAAGGTTTAGATTTCAATATCTCATCTATTGCTATTAATGCACATTGTTTGGCTTCATTCCAACTATCGTATTCCCAAGATAAATCTCCTCTTGTCGTAATTACATTCATTTTTAATGGAAATCTTTGATAAAACTTATCTACTAATTCTTTTGCTTTTTCTTTTGGTGTCATTTTGTTTGTTGTTTAAGTTTATAATTTGTTAAATGTTTTTTTTGGTTCTTGTTAAATGTTTGCATAAAGTTTTAGTAAAGTTTCATTCACTTTGTCCAGTTAATTCGTTAAAAAACAAGACATTACACACTTTGTAATATTTGCAGGTGTTAAATCTTATCAATCCCACCTATACATCTTTTACAAGTCATCTATCATCTCCAGCGTTTTAACTCTTTCAGTCAATTCTGCTATAATAATTTCCGCTTCGTGCCGTAAAGTTAATAACTCATTTCGTAAAAGCAAATTCTCGCCTTGCAAATCAGTCAATATCGTAAAAGCTAAATTAAGCGTTTCTAAAGCAGTTAAATTATCTTGGTAAGTCTTTGTACCTAATTTAGTTTTGTTTGCCTCTAATAGCTTTATTTGCATAACACAGAGTAAATCTGCTATCTTGTACAAGGTTGATTGTCTAAAATCAGTCTTTGGAATCCTTTTTTCAAGTTCATCCTGTAAAATAGCTTTTAATGGCTCACTTAACTCGTGTAACTTTCTCATCTGATAATATAAATTTTTTGTCCTGCACTGGGTTAATTAAATTAATTATTTCTCTTAAAGCATCCACATAATACTGTGAAGATAGCTTATGGATTGGTAATTGCTCAAATAATTCTAAACTAAAAAGCCTGGCTTCCGAATGTTTAGCAAATTCTTGTAGTGTCATATTTTTTCTAATAATACTTTATTGAACATATCCTTTTTTACAGTATAGCCAAGTTCTTCGTAAAGTTTTAGATACCGGTATACGGTTCTATTTGATACTTGAAGATATTTAGCTATTGTGTAAATGTTTCGTGATTTTTCTTGTAGTAGCTGCATCAATCGGATACACCTGTACATTTTGTGCTGGTTCATAATTAAAAAGGTAATATTTTTGGTTTTTCAAATGTAACATAATTTCCAGCATAACTCTTAATTCCGTTTATTTCTTCGTAATAGCAGTTTCGCCAAGTATCAAAGAATAAATCAAACTCGCCACAAGCACCTATTCCTTTAGGTTTACTTTTTTGGACTATAATTTTAACCTGATTAATTTGATAAGGTGTTCCAAATTCGTCTTTTAAGCCTTTAGGATACCTCCAAACACAAATCATTTGTTCTCCTTTTCTAAAAGAAGTTTCGCCATTATCAATATATCTCGGATCAGTAGGGGGGTAAAAAGATATACCGTCTACTTCTTTTTTAACTCCGGCTTCTCTTGCAGCGTGCATAATGATCGTATGGTGATAATTGTGTTCCCTTGCGTACATTCTAATCTTCCCTAAAACTCTAGCCATATAAAGATTAATAGATTCACCTTGTAACTCGTGCTTGACCTCGTTAAACGGATCAGTAGTAATTGTGTCAAACTTAATCCCGTATTTTTCAACTGCTTGGTGAAAGTCATCTAAGGTAATATCTTTTACACCTGTGTCCATTATGTAAAAATATTGACTAACTTCTTGACCAATTCTAAACATTTCGCTTTGCGTTAATCTTGAAAGTTTATTGCCGTCTAAATCGTGGAATGGTTTACCGGACCACTTATGAATAATTTCTGCAAAAATTTCAGCAGGTGTTCCTGTTTCCGGTGAGAAGATTAAATGCTTCCACTTTTTCTTTTTTGATAGGTTGATAAGACATTCCCACCAAAACTCAGACTTACCACTTGCAGGAGTGCCGTAGATATAACTTGTAGCACCTTTTTTAAAAGATATTAGTTGGTCCATTTGAGAGAATCCTACTTTTTCGCCACTTGCAAATCCTTTTTCAAATAGTTCGTTTATTTCATCTGAAACATCCGAATAGTTTTTTATAAATTCCATTAATTAACGACTGGTGAGTAAAGGTGATTGACTACTGTTTTAATTTTATTTTCTTCTGTGAACCAATTGTTCATAACTGTGTTTTTCCAATTTAATACTTTTTTACCTTTGCTATTTTTCCAGTTAAGATTATTGTAATAGTTCCAAGCCTTCTTAGCTACATCTTTTCTATAACCATTCTCAAAAAAGTAATTCTCTACTTCTTCAATTTCAGGAATTATAAACTCTTCTGTCTTTATATTTACTTTACTTTCTTTTACTTTACTTTCCTTTAAAGCATTGCGGTCGCATTCATTCGGTAATGCGTTTGCATTTTTCCACCTCTTAGAAGCGTTTAAAGAGGCTTTTTCAGATTTATCATTTCGCTTATCTAACCTTTTTTGTACTGATTGACTGCTAAAAAAACCATCCTTAATTTCAAATAAATCAAAGTCTTTTATAATACTTTCAACTACACTTTTATCCGTTCGCAGTTCGTGTGCTATACGCCCGCATTCAAATGGTAATGCGTTTGCATTTAAATAAAGATCTTCAATTAAGCACCAGTAAATTCCATAACCGGTGATACCGTGTTGATAAAGTAATTCCTTAATTTTAGAATCACTCCTTGCGGTGTAATCGTGTGAGAAATAATATGTATTCATATTTAAAAAAAAGAATCCCATCGGTAGTGAGTTTCGACAGGATTCAGGTTATTTAATAACCATTTGTAATATCTAACAAGCTCACTACTTCTTATTAGGTATCTTAATACAACGCAAAGATACTATTTCTTTCTTAATGCAAAGTATTTATCTAACTTTTTATTTAAAGAAGATAAAGGTACATTAAACTTTTCAGCATAATGCTTAATAGACTTACCTTCAATTAAATACTCCTTTAAAAAGTCATTAAAAATAGCATTTGTTTCTAAAGTTACTTTCTTTGTTTTAAGGTGCTTTGTTCTTATTCCTTTGGCTCTTAGGACTTCTCTTATTCGCCTTTGGGATATGTTATACTTTTGGCTTAAATCCTCAATCGTTACATTCCCAGTTCTATATTCCTCTAAAAAATCCATCTTTTAAAATTTATTTAAATTGTTCTTAAATAATCTTCTATATTTTTCATAATTAATAATTATTAAGTAAACCTAATTTATTCTT